TACGCAATAAATCATGAAATACTTTTGAAAAGTTCTTTCTTAGTCTTTGTACAAACTTAGTAAATTTAAGTTCATCTCTAGTAATTTCTGTAGACCTACCGATTGAAAAGTTTTGTTCTGCTTCCATTCTTGAAATAGGTACATTCAATGACCTATAAAGTTTTCTTTGGAAGTAAACAATATCGTCAATCTCACCAAGGTTTGAACCCCCAGGCAGTGTAGTAATCTCTGTACCTCTACCACCTTCTCTTCTTGGTAACCAGAAATCTTCTAACATTGACATATGATTTCTGTCATCTTTAATTTCACCAGTAGATGCATCATATACCAGTTTGTTACGATAACGATTCATAACATCTTTTAGGTATTGTTCTGCTTTAATCTTTGGTAGATTACCAACATCAATGTAGAATATTCTTCTTTCTGGAGCTCTTGATATTCTGTAAATAACAAGACTGTCTTCAATCATTCGCAGTTGGTTAACTGGTTTGATTGCTTTATGTAGATAAGATAATACTGAACCTCTATTCTGGTCAATAATTCCAGAAGGACAATATGCAATAGCGTCTTTTGAAATCTTTAGTCCATTATTAATAGAACCACCAGTTGTAATGCCGTTTTCATTGTAGATGTAAAACTCAACTGCTTTTTGTTTTTCTTCTACTTGTGTAATAGGATTGGGTCTACCAGCAATTTTTTCTCTGACCTTCTTAACTTTTTGTGGGTCAATATATCTTAATTCGGTAATACCTTTTCTTGTGTCTTTTGTATCAATAACTTTATGATAGAATAAACGACCATCAACATACCATCTTCTGAATATGTCGTGACCCTTTTCTTGAAAAGATAACAATTGAAGAACTCTATCGAATTCTTCTCGTATTCTTTTCTTAACTTTATCGGATTGATTTAACCCATCTAGGGCTAACGAAATAGGTGCATCAAATTCATTAGATGCAACCGCTTCACTAATAATATCTTCTATCGCACTATCACATTCTGGTTGTTGTGATATGTTACGATACCTTCTAATCAAATCGTATTGTGTTCTATCCTTTCCTTCTATATCATAGGAAGAAGAATAGAAACCACCTTGTGCAATATCTTCTGCACCATCATCAGAAGTAGGGAGCGTAAATGTCGCTCCCCCTTCTTCTTTTTTACGAGTGATTGTGAAACCAAACAATTCAGCCATAATAACTCCTTTTCGTACTACTATTTAGTACGTTTATTAGAAGTTAACTGAAGAGGCTTCAAAGTGTGAATATCTCCAAGTTACTGAGAACTCTTCAATAGCATTTGCAGTTTCATAACTCAACTCAATCGCACCAGTACCTTGAGGCATACAATTTCTTAAAATGTAAGATTTAAGAACTGTATCATCTCTATCCAACTGTTCTACAGTCAAATCAGCAGTATAATCTGCAACATTTGATAGACCAGTATTTGTAGCTGTATCATTGATTGCGTTCAACCATCTTTCCATTGCATTTCTAATGTTAAAGTCAGTATCGTTGATAACTGTGGTTTCCCAAGTTTCAAATTCTCTGTCTCCAGCAATATAGAGATTACGTCCTCTAAATGGAACTGCAATTTCTCCGATTGTCTGTCCAGGCAACGCAGCTGCTTTGATTAGAAAAGATGCTTTTCGTACATCAAGACCAGTTGCAATTGCGCCAGGCGTGTTGAAAGTTACTCTAAACTGGTTTGCTCTCGCACCACCACCAATAAGGTTTGCTTTAAATTCGTCTAACGTAGCCATTTAACTATCCCCCTATCTCTGAAAATGCGACACCAGTTCTCACTGCAATGAAGTTCAACTGAATGAAGTTGATAGACCTAGCTGGTTTGATGAAGATGTCTGCAACAAACTCGTTTCGGTCAATTACTTCTCCAGTATTGTTAGTTCCGTCTGCAACAACACTAAAGTCTGTGATACCCCTCCTACCTTGAATGTCTCTCAAGAAAGGTTCAACTAAGTTTCTAAATTGTGCTTGAGTAAATGCGTCATTGAACTCAAACAACTGGAATTTAGCAGCAGTTGCAATCGCTTTCTCTAGTAAGATAAACAATCTACGAACATTAATTCGGTCAAATGCACTTGGTTTACTTAGTGCAGTTTTATCACCGAAAAGAACCGTTCCTTGGCCTGGAAAGGCAACAACTGGATTCACTCGAGCAGGATAGAGAATATCTCTCTGTGCTTTGGTTGGGTTAAACGCAAGTTTAACTGCACCACGAATTTGTCCTCTGTTAAAACCGCCAGGCGAGAAGAATGGGTCTGCAACTGTGTCTACGTTTGCACAAAGACCAGCCATATCACCATTTAGTGGAATAAATCTGAATACGTCATTGAACTTATCAAATTGGTATTTGTATCCACTATCAAAGACTGCGTATGAAGAACTTGCAAGGTTATCAAAGAAACCCTTGACATTTGATGCTTGTGTGGTAGAGTTTGCAACATTAACCACATCATCTCTTCTTGGTGAGATGAAGACAACAACGTCTTTTCTTTTCTCTGCAATGTCAATCAGATTAGTTGCGTGTGTAACACCATCTGTAGATGCTGGTGATGTACCAGCCATGATGAGATTAACATCAACTGTTTCTGCATCTTCAAATTCAGTATATGCACTGTCTAGTTCACCAACTGTTAATGCATAATCGTCTGCACCACCACCAAGTGTGAAAGGAATTTCACCAGTAGTACCAGTACCAACTCCAAATGCATCACCAGATGTACCAGCAGTACCAGCAGCAATTTTACCACCACCAGCACCAAGTACTGAATGATGGTCTAACCAATATACAAACTGTGATTGTTTAAAAACCACATCTGGGTAATAGTTAGTTCCACCTTGTGCAGTTTTAGCACCAAATGCTTTTGATACAAATGCAAATGTTTCAAGAACAGCATTTGTTCTTTCACCAGCAGTATCTTTTCTGAAACCAGAAATGTTACCAGTTGTATCAAATACAACAATGTGCATTTCATCATCAGAAAGGTTTTTACCAGTTGCATATGTTGAGGTGCCAGGCGCACTATCAAATAAGTCATAGAAAGCCCAACGTCTGCGAACATTAGTTGCAGCTGTAAGTGCAGTTTTAAGACCACCACCATTTGGGTCATCTTTACGTCTGATTGTTAAATTGTCTGTAGAAATAGCAGTTACTTCATACTCTTGTCCATCTGCTTCTTGGAAATGCACAATGTCACCGACATTATATGCAGCTCCACCAGCACCAGCAGAACCACCACCAGTGTCAACTCCAACAGTAGTTGCACCAATAGCAGGAGTACCAGTTGTTACACCAAGTGTACCAGCGTTTCCAGCAAAAGATTGTTCGTATGCAAGTGGCCCTAGACACATGGACACACCCAAACTATTTCCGTGAGTACCAGCAGTTCTAGCACCCCACTCACCACTAGAACCTTGTCCAGCGGCATAATTGTCTTGATAATGAGTGTCGGACTTAATTAAAAGACCAGAACCACCACTCATTGCGTTTGTGACAGCACTTTGTGCTCTTACAACTCTCAGTGCGTTTCCGTACTGAAGGAAGTTAGAAGCAGTAAAGAATGTCTCAAAGTTACTTCCGTTAGGTTTACCAAACAGTCTGACTAAATCTTCTTCCGAAGAAACCGCTGTAATCTCTGAAACTGGGCCTTTCTCAAAGGCACCAGCAATCGCACCGATAGATGTCGATACGGCAGGAACTACGTTGGTTAAGTCAACCTCTTTGACAAGAACCCCAGGCGATACTTGAAAAGGCATATTTTTTCTCCTTATTCTTTGTCAAATAAATCATTCTTGTGTATATTTAGTAAAATTGAGTTTCTAAAAACCCATTTTTATATGTACCAGAATCTATAAATAATACCATGTCATACTATAAACGATACCAAAAGACCATTAAAGAGGTTGCAAAGAAAAACTATAACCTAAGAATTATCTGGTTAAATGAATACCTTGCATCTCACTCTTGTCATCATTGTGGTGAACCAGAGACAGCTTGTCTTAAATTCTACCCCTACGATAAAGAGATTCGTTTTAAATCTAAACGATTAGGACTTAATGAAGAATCTAGAAAAGAAGTAGTTAACCTCATAGAAAAATCAAAAGTAGTTTGTTCCAATTGTTATATTAAATACGAACACGACATTATTGATATTATGTAGGAATTTGGTGTTTTCTAAGTTTTATTTTTTCTAAAGTTTCTTTTTTCTGTTCATCAGAAAATATCATCCATTCCCTGATTTCATCCTGAGTTCTGTAACACCCAATACAGATATTACCTTCAAGTGTACATACTTTAATGCATGGACTTTCTACTACCAATTGTCTTCATAATTCCTTACAACTGGTGACCATCTCTGACCGTATTCATCAATAACACTTTCCCCCATTGGGTCATCAACACCATTGTCCATAAATCCAAATGGAGCCATATCTTGTTCTAGTTGGTCTTGTTGTTCTAAGAACATTCTTTCTCTGATATCTACGTTTGTTAATTCTTTGAAATATGTTTGATTTGTCATCCACGCAAACAATACACAACACATTGCAAGGTCATCAGTATGTCCTTCTTCTGCTTGAAATGATTGTCCATGCTTGACAAATGTAGAAAACTCTGTTATAAGGTCATAATCATTAATGATTAACTTATCTGTTTCTATCAATTGTTTTAGATTGGAACACCCTAACATCTTTACTGCTTTGGTTGTTCTTACA